CAACAAAAAGGAAAAAGAGGTTGACGGCGAAATTGAGGAAAAAAGTTTTGCCTTTTTAAAATATTTTACAGTGTTCAATCTTGAACAGACTGAAAATATTAAGTTGAGCGATTCTTTTTTGCCTAAAATTGATGCGCGTACCAATATCCAGCGAATTGAATCATGCGAAAATGTTTTAACGGGATACGCGAACGCGCCAAGCATTGACGTCAAGCCAAGTAACAGAGCGTGTTACCATCCATCGCTCGACGCCGTGACAATGCCGGAGCAAAAACAATTCGAAAAAGACGAAATGTTCTACAGTGTTCTTTTTCACGAATTGACTCACTCAACAGGCCATGCCTCAAGACTGAAGCGTGAGGGAATTGTTGACGCTGCCGGTTTCAGGTCTCATTCATATAGTTTTGAGGAGCTTGTAGCCGAATTCGGCGCCGCATTTTTGTGCGGACACGCTGGAATTGAAACCAAGACGCTTGATGATTCAGCGGCATATATAAAGAATTGGCTCGACGTCTTGAAAAAAGATTCAAAAATGCTCGTCAAGGCAGCCGGTCAAGCTCAAAAAGCGGCGAATCATATACTAGGAGTGAAACCGGATACCAACAAAAATTAAGTCGAAATGCCTCAAGGATAAGAGGCATATGCATGTTTTGCATGCACTGATGAGACTGAAGGGAATTTATATATGAAAAAATTAAGCGCGTACCAATTGGCTTGTGGATACGTACAAGAGCGACGTATCGGCAGAGAAAAAATTGAGCTGTATAGAGAACACTCAACGTACCATGTACGGAGAATAGCCGATTTTATTGACGGCATTCGTACAGTACAAGAGGCATGGCTTGTTTTTGAAAAAATTGTCGATGCAAGACGCGCTTTTGCCCGTCAATGCGAGATATCGAAAAATATTCAAAAGGGCGGTGCCGAGTGAAGCAAAAAGGCACACCCAAGACCTTAAGACGAGCGATTCAAAACGGACTTGAGGCATACGGTTTTAAAAACAATGAGAAAATAGCAAAATACGTCTTGGAACACGTCCACGACTACATTGCACAAAAAGCGATAAGTCTTGACGAAAACGAAGACGCTATACTGAAACGATTTTTCGATAAGATTTTTCGAGAGGAGTGAATCATGCGAAAATTAATATTAATAGCCTTGATACTACAAGGATGCGGGAATCAGAGTCTAAACCAGGCCTCAAGTCCCGGACCGTGTTCAGGTTCTCAAGTCGGTACGTGGTCGAATATTGCTCTAAACAACGTCTTGACGCTCAATTCGAGCTGTACAGGCTCGACAACGTATTGCAATGAGGTATTCACTTATCAAGCAATCAATAGCACAACGTACACGTTGACCGTTTCAGCAACCAATGGCGGACCTGAATGCCTGCCAATTGGCCCGACGGTATGCACTGCCAATTTTATAACTGCCGACGTCTTGGCAATTGGATGCGGAGGAGGCAAAAACTTGACCACGAATCACAACAGGCAATAGACCTAGACTCGTTTTTAATGTTTTAAGGGCCTAGACTCGTTTTTAATGTTTTAAGGGCCTAGAACCGTTTTTAAGGCCTCTGAAGTTATAAACCTTGAAAAGACTTCAGACTTGTAGAAAAAATAGAACCACGGGCCCGGTACGGACCGAAAACAATACTCCTGTATCGGTCTAAACTCGTACTTTTGAGACGGTTCAACCGGCAACGGCGGAGTCTCAAAAAGTACCGGGCCCGAGATTCGACGGTCAACCGTTGCTTGACCTTGAATCGAATCGACTCGACTCCTTACCATTAACGCCCAGATAGGGTCGGCTTTTTTATCCTAAATCGAAATTTTCAATTAAAACCAGATAGGACCGGCTTTTTTGCCCTAAAACCGACCCTTTTTCCTCCAACAGGCATATGTTCGATTTGGAGCTTTTTTGTCCCAGGTGACCCTAGTCAAAACAGCCACTTGGCCCAGTCACCTGGCCCACCCTAAAGTATTGATTTTGTTCAGGTATTATCTCTTTATTTTTTTAGGTCCAAGTGGGTTAAGTAAAAGAGTATATTGCTATATTAAAAATACCCCCACATATTTAATACCCCATATACCCTATTTTATATAAAAGAATTTGAAAACCCCGTTTTACCTGGCCCACCTGGGACAGTAAAGTATTATCCAATAATTTCAATATGTTGGCTGGGCCAGGTGCCGGGCCAGGTGGATTTTCTGACCTGGCCACGTGGCCCAGTTTTGGTCAAAAATAGGCGAAACGGGGCCAAAATGACACCAAATATCGGTCCAAGTCCATTTTTCTTAGCTGGGGCGTCATGGCTAATGTTGCATTAAATGTTGCATTAATCGTGGAAAATGTCGGGGGATGTTGCATTAAATGTTGCATTAATCGTGGAAAATGTCGGGGGATGTTGCATTAAATGTTGCATTAATCGTGGAAAATGTCGGGGGATGTTGCATTAAATGTTGCATTGTCTGGAAAATGCATGTTTACACCGTGAAAATGTTGCATTATAAATGTCATTAAGGGCGGGTAAAAGGGGGCAGAATGGCAAAATTAGACCGTTTTGACGAGGGCAAAGAACCCATAAAACACGGCAAAATTGAGGATCTTTTGGGGATAGAAGTGCCCCAAAATCAAGCTCAAAGAATCATCAAAAAATTCGGAAATGCTCGGCGATTGTGCCGCGTTCTTAGGTTAGTCGGATGCGACTACGACCCTTCATCTATATATAAATGGACGTACGATAGAAGCGCAGTTAATGGTCAAGGAGGTACTGGCGGGGTAATCCCTGCTCAGGCATGGCCTTGGATTTTAAAAGCGGCAGCGTATGACGGAGTCATGCTCACTAAAGAAGACATGGACCCTAGAGTTTCATGATTCTTGGAATAGACCCGGGCCTTCATGGTGCAATGGCCGTATATGACCCCGCAAATGAGGAGCTTTTGCGCGTTCATTCCATGCCTCTTGATAAAAAAACAAATAAGATCGACACGTTTATATTGGCGCAAATTTTTGATTCATTTGCAGGGAATGTAAAATTTGCAGTGTTAGAAGAAGTAGGCGCGATGCCCGGTCAAGGTGTGGTTTCGATGTTTAATTTTGGGCAGAGTTTTGGTTTGATAAAAGGTTTTCTTGCATCCTATAACATCCCTGTGTATTTAGTCAGACCTGCAATTTGGAAGGGTTCAATGGGGTTAAGTCGAGACAAAGAAGATTCAAGAGTTATGGCGATTAAATTATTCGGCGAAAATTATTTTCCATTAAAAAAAGACGAGGGAAAAGCGGAGGCCGCGTTGCTTGCGCATTTCGGAAAGAGGTTTTGGGGATGAAAGATAAATACTTTTATTCTGACGACATAGGTTATGATTGCAGCGTTATTTGTAGAAAATAAAGGCCCCTATTTTGCGGAAGGTATAGACGCCTGGCCGGTTGATAGGGATGCTCGAAAATATAAAGGTCCTCACAAAGTTATTGCTCACCCGCCATGTGAACGTTGGGGAAGATATTGGGGAGGTGGGCCAATGCTCCATGGAACTGAAAAACAAAAATTGCTAGGCAACGATGAGGGCTGTTTTGCCCATGCTCTTTGGTCCGTTAGAACCTTTGGTGGGGTACTCGAACACCCAGAAGCAAGCCATGCATTTCATTACTATGGTCTACCAATACCAAATCAAAAAGGCGGCTGGACCTCCGCAGATAAATATGGTGGGCGCTCTTGTTGCGTGGCCCAAGGTCACTACGGGCATAGAGGACAAAAATTAACTTGGCTTTATGGAGTGAACATTAATTTTAAAGAGCTCACATGGGGCCGGTGCAAAGGCAAAACCCTTTTAGACGAAGGATTTCACTCTAAAGAGGAGAGAGCTCGCTTAATAAAAACAGGCGTTTGTCAAAGGCTATCCAAACGGCAGAGACTAATAACACCAAACAATTTTAAAGACTTGCTAATTGAGTTAGTTTCATGATCGAAATTATCCTCTCTAGACTGTCAGTAATTACGATAATAGTTATTACACTCTTTGGTTTGTTGGTGTTTATTGTACTGGACAAGATGAGATGAAAATACCTAAGTTCATGGATTCTTGTGTTATTTGTGATTGTGGAGCCTACAGTGGTTGGCATATATCTATAAAAAATGTTTGTTATCCTCCAGCAATGCCGGAAGAGGATTGTAGTAAAATATATAAATGGTTAGTAACTAATGATTTTGTAGAGACAAAGGAATGGAATGAAACTCCCCGATGAAATAGAGAAGTTGAGAGAAGAGTATTGTGGTGAAAAACCAGTAACCTATGAAGATAAAATATTTGACGATGCTTTCCGCGCAGCTTTCAACGCAGGCTTTGCCGCTTTCCGTGACTCGGAGATGATGAGGGAGCTGGTTGAATCTATTAAAACAACTCAAACTTTCTTTGACTATGAAGATAAAAAAGAAGCTATCCATAATTTGCAGGAAATATTTAAAGTTTTAGACAAATATCGAAAGTGGATTATTCCCGATGAGGAACAAAATGACAAAAAGTGATGATAAAGGCGAACAAAGTTCCCGAACGGGAATGAATAAAGAAGAAGCCTTGAGCGAGGATGTGAAATGAGAACACCAGGAAAATGGGAAGTTGAAACAGTCCCAACTTCAATCGGACGCTGCCATAAAGTTGGCCCCGCATGTATTTATGACGACTATAATTTCAAAGGTGATCCAAGCTACTTGCTAGACATGGCAAAACTAATATCCGCAGCACCAGAACTTCTAGAGGCCTGTAAACATGCTCTTAGAGTTTGCGAAAGCGAAGAACGATATGAGGCAAGCGACGCGATAAAAAGAAAAGCCCTATTAATATCCGAGTTAGTAGGTGCAATGCGAAAATGTGGGCTACCTTATAAGGATATGACGGTATGAAACCATCAGAAAAAATAAAACAGATTGATAACCGAGAATATGCATACGAGAAAAGGTGCTCATGCGGATTAGATGTACCGTGGCTCATCGCTAGAGTAAAAAAGCTCACTGAGGCTTTGGAGAAAATATCAAAGCAAACGGTTGATAATGATTGGACCGAAACAACTAGATTTTGCATTAGAACAGCCCGCAAAGCATTAGGTGACGAATGAACGCTAAAGAAAAAAAAGAATTAGAAACGTACTGGCACACTAATAAAGTCCAGGCAGAGCATATTTCAAAGCTTCAATCTAAAATTCATACTATGGAAATTAATGAGAAAAGATTAGAAAAAGAACTAGAATATGTAAGGCAAAGATACGCCAGTTTAATGAAAGACCACACAGCGCTTAAAGATTTATTAGGATTGTTAAGCCGTGGCGATTAAATCAATAAAGTGGGAGTGAAGAATGAAACTTTTTACTAACCTAACCAATGAAGAGTTACTTTTACTAAAACGCATGATTCGGAATTGTTTATCAAAAAATGCATGAAACACTTTATCAATACCAAAATGAAGGCATCGCGTGGTTACAAACTAAAAAGCTGGCACTACTTGCTGACGAAATGGGCCTTGGAAAATCAGCGCAAGCAATTTGTGCGGCTAATGAGGTGCAAGCCAAACGGATTCTCGTTATATGTCCTAGTATCGCTCGCATTAACTGGATGCGAGAGTTTAGCAAATTCTCCGAACACTCCTACAATTTTGACGTCATTACAAAACGAGGGCAAAAAGTTTCTGGCCCTAACTCAGTCATTTGCTCTTATGATCTCGCGTTATCCGTTGCACCTTGCGATCTCGGCGATTTTGATTTACTTATTCTTGATGAAGTACACTTTCTCAAGAGTACAACTGCAAAAAGAACTAGACAAATACTTGGATCGAAAGGATTTATAAGACATGCAAAAAGAACCTGGGCGCTTAGTGGAACACCTGCGCCAAATCACTACGGAGAATTGTGGCCGCTCCTCTACACTTTCGGAGTTGTATCCGAACCTTATGAAAGATTTCTTACAAAATTCTGTATCACACTCAGAACAACCTACGGCATCCAGATCCTTGGAAACAGAAAAGACAAAATTCCAGAGCTTAGATCAATCCTCGATAAAATAATGTTAAGGAGAACCGTGGACCAAGTTTTACTTGAACTACCAAAAATAACTTTTAATGACACTGTAGTTGAACCCGGCATTGTGGATTTAGATATTGATTCAGCTCTTATCGGCTGGGTTTATCCTCTGGACCGTTCTAAAGAATTAAAAGAATTATTAGAACAACAAAAAAAATTAGTTTTACTAGCTACCGGAGAAACAGGACTGGGGCGGGACGGAATGAAAGTCCTTGAGGGCCTTGCCAAATCTGTTTCTACATTAAGAATGTACACTGGGATGCAAAAAGTAGCGCCCGTTGCCGAAATGGTGAAAGAAGAACTAGAAGCGGGAGTGTACGAAAAAATAGTTATTTTCGCTATTCACCAAAACGTTATCGACGGGTTACGAAGAAGACTCTTTAAACACGGGGTAGTGACTCTTTATGGGGGCACACCTAGAGAAAAGAGGCAAAGCCACATAGATAAATTCCAAAATGATCCGAGGTGTAAAGTATTTATTGGAAATATTTTAGCGTGTGGGACCGCGATCACATTAACCGCGAGTAATCAGGTCCTATTTATAGAGCAGGACTGGGTGCCTGGAAACAATGCACAAGCCGCAAAGCGTTGTCATAGGATTGGGCAAGAAAAACCAGTGTTTGTAAGATGCGTCGCCATTGATGACAGTTATGACGAGAGAATTTCTCAGATTTTAAAAAGAAAATCACGCGAGTTGATAGAATTGTTTGACAAAGAAATGAAAAATCTTTAATCATAGCTTCAAGGTAAACAATAAAAAACAAAACAAGGGGAAATTTCAAATGCATGTATCAATTAATATTCCGTTCACGTCCACAAAAGAACTTGCAGTAATTCTAGAAACACTTCAAAGAGATTTAAAAACTCAAGGAGTAGAAATTGCGGCCTCACCTACTGTCGCAGTTAAAGCGCCAGACGCTCCGGTAAAAGAAATTAAAAATAAAAAGAAAGCGGCACCTACCACACCCGCTACGCCCACCACACCCACATTTACCACAACAACTACCCTTGTGGCCGACACAACGCCCATTCAAATTACAAAAATAGAGGCGACCTCAGCGCTGCAAGTTTTAAATAATACAAAGGGCCTGCCAGCCGCCAGATTGATTCTATCAAAATTTAAAACTGAAAAAGGCGTTCCATGTCAGAGGTTATCAGAGCTAAAAGAATCTGATTACGCCTCTTTTTATGAAAGCTGCATGTCGGAAGCCGGAAACTAAAAATGAAAACAGAAAAAACGCATTCGCCTATTGGCGCATCCTCGATGCACCGTTGGGGGAATTGTCCGGGCTCAGTTAGATTATCAAAAGGCATCGTCAAAACTTCTTCTGTTTACGCAGAGGAAGGTACTAGAGCACACGATGCCGCCGAATATTTTTTAAAAAATAGAAAATGGCCCGAAGGTATAGACGCTGAAACAAAAGAAGCGGTGAAAGTTTACACCGATTACGTCCTACAAAAAGTAAGCGCGAATCATGTTGAAATGATGGTAGAACACGCATTTGATTTATCAGAAGTGCATCCCGGATTGTACGGGACTGCGGATTGCGTGATGCACATAAAAAATCAGAATTTACTCGAAGTTATAGACTATAAACATGGCGCAGGCATTTCAGTCGACGTCGAGTATAACGAGCAGTTAATGTACTACGCGGTAGGGGCTTTACTTTCTACAAAATATCCAGTCAGTAGGGTAAAAATCACGATAGTTCAACCAAGAGCGAATCACTCCGGGGGTGTCGTAAGATCCTGGGAGTTTGATACAATTGATTTATTAGATTTTATTGCAGATTTAAAAGAGGCGGCAGTTAGGACCGAAGACCCCAAAGCGTCTTTCCACCCTGGCGATTGGTGTCGGTTTTGTCCCGCTGCCGGAATATGTCCCGCGCTAACCGAGAAAGCGCAGCTCGTGGCGCGGGAAATTTTCAAACCTGAAATGAGCTATGACCCGGCAAAACTTTCCGAGACCTTGAGCTGGCTCCCCACCATAGAGGATTATATAAAAAGTGTGCGCGAGTTTGCTTACTCAGAGGCGATGCAAGGCCGCTGCCCTCCGCGTTTTAAACTGGTAGAAAAGCGCGCCACAAGAAAATGGCGTGATCTCGGAGAAACAAATAAATTTGTTGAAGTAAATTTTAATCCTAATTACGCTCGTGATTTTTACACTGCTCCTGAATTAAAAAGTGTGGCGCAGCTTGAAACATTCATCGGCAAAAAAGAATTTGTTAAATTTGATCACTTAATCGTTAAGGAAAGTTCAGGCACAACGCTAGTTCATGAGAGTGATAAAAGAGAAACAGTTAAAATGTTAGAAGCAAAAGAAGTATTTAACCAAATAACCGAATAAAAGGAGAAATCATGTTAACACCCGTTTTTAGAGTCAGTTACCCGAATGTTTTTAAACCAAAATTAAACAAGATGAATAATAAGCTCGAGTATTCTGTTGAAGCTTTGTTTGATAAAAAGGCCGATCTTTCAGGCATGAAAAAAATGGCACAAGAGGCTCTTATCGAAAAATTCGGGCCAGATCAAAAGAAGTGGCCTAAGAATTTAAGAAGTCCTTTCAAAGATCAAGTTTTAAAAACAAAAGAAATTGACGGTAAAGAAGTGCTCGCGGACATTTATACCCCCGGCGCTGTTTTTATGTCTTTAAAATCAAATCAGAAACCCGGGGTAGTTAACCAAAACACCGAAGATATCATCGACGAGACGGAATTTTATGCCGGATGTTTTGCTCGGGCGTATGTTACTTGCTATGCATACCTTCAAGCCGGAAACGCCGGGGTTAATTTCGGTCTTCAACATGTTCAAAAAGTTAAAGAGGGAGATCCTCTCGGTTCTCGTATCAAAGTTGAAGACGCATTCGCACATGTAGAAATGGAAGAAACCGTCGAGGCCAAAGACGCTTCTTCTATTTTCTAACAAATCGGCCAGTTCTGCGGGGCTCTGGGCGTAACAAATTAAAAGCCTCCTTTTCTCAGGGGAAAAATGTCAGACATATTGTTTATTGATTTTGAAACAAGATCGGCCATCGACTTGCGAAAGTGTGGCGCCGATATTTATGCGCGGGACAATTCTACTCGGGTCATGGCATTCGGGTATGCATTTAATGACGAGCCTGTCTTTTTAAATAGAATCGGGGAATGCCCGGAGCCTGCCGTCATAGATCACGTCGAAAAAGGCGGCGAAGTTGTGGCGCATAACGCACCTTTTGAATGGGTCGTGTGGAACAATGCCTGGCGCAAGGAATTTCCTTTTTTACCCGAGTTAAAAACAGAGCAGTTAACTTGCACTATGGCCATGAGCTACGCCATGGCGATGCCCGGATCGTTAGAAAAAGCGGCGCTTGCCGCCGGTATCGACGCTAAAAAAGATATGAAGGGGCAGAGGATAATGCTGCAATTAGCTCAACCTCGTCTCAACGGAAGATTTTGGGAGTACACTGACGATCCAGAAAAATGGGAGAAAATGTATTCGTATTGCGTCCAAGACATTGAAGTCGAAAGACATCTTTACAAAAGACTTCTTCCTCTGTCAAAAATTGAAAAAAAAATTTGGGAGCTTGATCATAAAATTAATCAGCGAGGTATTTACGCAAACGTTCCCGCAATGGACTACGCCATTGATTTAATTGAGATAGAAAAGAAAAGACTAGACGATGAAATGAAGGCAGTCACTAACAACGCAGTTTGTATGTGTACGGCAGTCGCTCAATTAACAGAATGGGTCAAGTGGCAAGGGGTTGATCTACCCGGAGTCGCTAGAAACGACGTGGTAAAACTACTAGAAAAAGAAGACCTTCCAGATCCAGTAAGAAAAGCATTACTATTAAGACAAGAGGCCGCCAAATCTTCAACAGCCAAGCTCAGTTCTATGCGTGGGTCTTGTGACGATAGTGGCCGCATACGATCTATCTTTCAATACCACGGCGCTGGAACAGGTAGATGGGCCGGACGCAGGATACAGCCGCAAAATTTCCCTAGAAATAAAATTTCTCAGAATGATATTGAAAATGTTTTCTCATTATTCTCTCACGAGAAAAATAAAAAAATTACTACTGAAACAATAGATATGTTTTACGGGCCTACACTTTCGGTTATTTCAGATTGTTTGAGAGGGTTTATAGGAGCTGAACCCGGAAAAGATTTAATCGCCGCAGACTTTTCTAATATTGAGGGGCGCATACTTGCGTGGCTTGCGGACGAGAAATGGAAAGTAAAAGCTTTCGCTGATTTTGATAATGGTATCGGGATTGATCTTTATAAACTCTCGGCGCAGAGGATTTATAATTGCACACTAGAAGAAGTTGACTACTGGAAAAGGTTAATAGGCAAAGTGGCGGAGCTTGCGTGCGGGTATCAAGGCGGGGTCGGAGCGTTTCAGTCCATGGCTAAAGTGTATTCCGTAAATATTCCCGACGAACAGGCCGAAGAAATTAAACTAGCTTGGCGTGCGGCGCATCCAAAGACTGTAAACTACTGGTATAGTTTAGAAAATGCGGCAATGTCTGCGGTGTTTAACCCCGGAACTACAGCCCAGGTCGGGCCTCAAAATAGAAAAATAAAATATAAAATCAAAGGATCTTTCCTTTGGTGTTGCCTGCCTTCAGGCCGCGTGATTTGCTACCCTTACCCCAAGATTCAAGAGGTGACTACTCCTTGGGGAGCAAAAAAAGACGCGCTAACTTACATGGGAGAAAACTCACTAACTAAAAAGTGGGAGAGACAAACTGCCTATGGCGGGTTACTCGCGGAGAATGTTACTCAGGCCGTGGCGAGAGATATTTTGGCTGAAGCAATGATAAGACTAGAAGAAAAAAATTATCCTATCACGATGCATGTGCATGACGAAATAGTTTGCGAAGTTCCAAAAGAATTTGGGTCGGTTGAAGAAATGGAAAAGATAATGTCAGAGTTACCTCTTTGGGCAGAGGGTTTGCCGGTAGAGTGCGAAGGCTGGCGGGGGGAGCGCTACCGTAAATGAGTTTACTTGATGACGCATTACTTTTAGCTTCAAAACATTTCTATGTTTTTCCGGTCATACCAAACGGCAAAGAGCCGATGATAAAACAATGGCCAGAACTTGCTACTCACGACGAGGAAAAAATAAGAGAATGGTGGGGCAAATGGCCTGACGCTAACATCGGAATTTTTACTGGAAAATACAATGGCGGAAAAGAAGCGCTCCTTGCAGTAGACGTTGACGTCAAAGAAGGAAAGCGCGGCGATCTGACTTTAATAGAAAGAGAAATGGAAGGCTTTGAATTCCCTCCTACTTTTACTCAGACCACACCCACTGGCGGAAAGCATTTAATATACAAAGTAAAAGAGGCAGTTAAGCAAGGGGTCAATGTTTTAGGACCTGGGCTCGATATAAGATCAAAGGGCGGGTATTTAGTAGGCGCGGGGTCGATAATAAATGGAGTTAAATATTCATTTGAAGGAGAAGACTTACTCGAATCTCCTGAGAAATTAATTTTTGCCTGCGGGACGCCGAAAGAAAAAACTATTTTAGTGATTGACGCTCCCATTAATATTGAAAGCGCCGTTAAAAGAGCAAAATATTATTTAGAAAACGAAGCCCCTATCGCAGTAGACGGCGCATCCGGCGATCACACCACGTTCGCCGTGGCCTGCAAAATAAAAGATTTTGGGCTGGGGTTAAATCAAGCATTTAGGTTAATGCTAATGTGGAATGAGCGATGCTCCCCACCGTGGGCGGCTCATGATTTAAGAACTAAAGTTGAAAATGCGTACAGGTACGGCGTAGAACCTGTAGGCATAAATGCCCCTGAACTTTTGTTTGAGAAAGTACCAATTGAAGCGGAGAAATTAAGTCCTGTACAAGAACTAAACAAAGAATTTGCGTATATTGTTATCGGCGGAGGCGGATACGTATTGAGAGAATTAAAAAACTCTGACGGAAATAACACCATTGATTTTTTAAACATCCCTTCTTTTAATAATTTAATCGCGTCGCAAACTATGACGGCAGGTAATGGTCGAACAATACCGATGTCTACTATTTGGATGAAGTCTCATGAGCGCAGAACCTACCACGGTCTTTGTTTTCTACCGGGGAAGCCAGCGCCTACCGGGTATTATAATTTATGGAAAGGGTTTTCTGTCCCAGAAAAAGCGCCAGTGACAAAAGAGGGGAAATTAGCTTTTGAATTATACCTCTCACACGTAAAAGAAAACATTTGCGGTAATGACTTAAAACTTTATGACTGGGCCATGGCGTATATCGCGCAATTAATTCAAAAGCCTTGGAAAAAACCACGGGTAGCCCTTGTTTTAAGAGGAAGAAAAGGCGTAGGTAAAAACGTTTTTATAGAAAGAATAGGCGATCTGATTAAACCTAATTTTCTAGTCGTAAGTAATCCGAGGTATCTCTCCGGTAATTTTAACGCTCATTTGGAAAAACTATTGATGATTGTATTCGACGAAGCGTTCTGGTCAGGAGATAAAAAAGCGGAAGGTACTTTGAAAGATTTAATAACGGGGCAAACACATTTTATCGAGCGCAAAGGTAAAGAGCCGTATACCGTGGCCAATTGTACCAGAGTCATAGTGCTCGGAAATGAGGACTGGTTAGTTCCAGCTTCTCAAGATGAAAGACGATTCGCAGTTTTAGACGTAGGAGAATCTCGCAAGCAAGACTCAGCTTTTTTCGGAGCTATAAATGACGGCATGAAAGCCGGGGGGAGTACAATCCTTTTTAACTATCTAATGAATTTAAAATCGACAGTAGACATAAACCAAGCGCCTTCAACCGCAGCGTTAACTAGCCAAAAAATTTCTTCGTTAAATACTTTGCACCAATTTTGGGGTGAGTGTCTGGCGGAGGGCAGAGTCATTCATTCTGATTTTGACCAAGATTGGAGCACTGAAATTGATAAGGATAAATTTAGAGCTGCCTTTGGGCGATACACCAAGGAGAGAAGGATTGATTCTCGTATACCCCACGCAGAGCTTATCTCAAAACTTTTAAGGCAATGCATTCCGACGTTATCTAGTACAAGGAAAAGAAGTAGCGAAGACGGGAGGGCTAGATTTTATGTGGTGCCTGAGTTAAAAGAAGCCAGAAAGAACTGGGAGGCTTTTATAGGCGATACAGTGGACTGGGAGGATTAATGTATAAAAACGCGAAAGGTTCTAAACCTTTTTCTATAACATACCGACTAAGGTCTTATGAAGATAAACAAGAAAATCATAAGACTCGCCAAGGAATTAGCAGAAAGTGTCAGCCATGACGAGAAAGAAATTACGGTCCAAGAGTTATTCGACCTCACATGGCGCCAGCATTGGTCGCAAAAGCGCTTTATTGAATCAGGCTGGGCGCAAAACATTAAGAACAATTACGAAAGAAACATCAAGCTACATTTTGGTACTGAAAAGCTATCAGTTATTACAGGAGTCAGGGTTAGGGCTTGGCACAACGATATGGGAGAGAGACCGATTGCAGCTAACCGATCTCTTGAAACCCTTTCAAAAATGTTTCGATTCGCCGAAGAAAGAGAACTTAGAGCGCAAGGCACAAACCCTTGCAGTATTGTTAAATCTTTTGTCGAAAAGAAGCGTAAGAGGTTTGCTACGCCAGAGGAAATTCAAGGGATTATTAACATTCTTGAGAGAGAGAAAGAAAGAAACAGAGAAGCTGTTACGTTCTTATACATTCTCCTCTACACAGGCGCTCGGCCACGCGCTATTGAGCAAGCCAAATTAAGTGACTTAAAAATTATTGAACAAGACGGGGAAAGATACGGAGTGATATCTTTTCAAGGAAAGAGCAGCGCCCAAAGTGGGGAAGAAGAATCAATGATCCTTCCTCCCCACTGCCTCAACCTTGTGGAACGATCACAAGGTGTCTCTAATAATAAATTAGTTAATTGTAAAATGCCACGGGCTCTTTGGAAAAAAATTCAAGATGAACTTGGATGCCATGACCTATGGGCGAGAGACCTACGTCGAACTTTTGCAACAATTGGGCTATCGTCGGGCATTACTGCGGGGGCCATCGGCCAGCTACTTAACCATAAATCAGCGCAGACTACTTCTATCTACGCGAAGCTTATAGAAACTGAAAAAATTAACAGTGTGAAATTAATAGGGGAGAAAATTGATCTCATTAAAAAGGGGGGAGTATAGTATGGAAACATTAATGTATTTAGCGGGGTACGCTTACGGGATGTTAATTAATTCTCTTTGGTACGTGGGTTTTATAGCAGGTCTTTGCTATTATTTATGGCCCATTCCATTGAACATTATTTTAGCCGTTTACTTCATTAGAAAAGCTCACCGAGGGAGTGCGTAGGTCTTAGTTAAAGTGGCGAGCTGCACATGGAAGTGCAACGGACCGCCGTCAAAACTGTGATGAATGCAAGTTACTTTGCCATCGTTTCTGGGGTAAAGATTATTCATGTACTCGACTAAATGTTTTACCTGATCTTCTGAATATAAAAACCCGCCTTCAAATTCATTTCTAAAATCAACGGCGCGATAATCAGTATGCACGCCTGACTCTCCGGGCACTGTTTCAAGTACACGAGTGACTATGGCCTCTTGTCCGCAGTGCATTCTTGATTCTGTGTCAAAGATGATAGCGAATTGAAGAAGAAGTATGGGGGCGTTAGCTAATTCCGCCTCCATTTCCGGCTTTTTAAACTTCATTATTTTCCGTATTTTGCTTCTAAATCTTTTTTTCTTTTTTCTTTCGCCGCGACTATCGGGTCTTCTTCGTCTTTTACCCCTAAAACTTCAGCGGCTCTTTTAAATCCCGATTTTAATTTATTCCAAGAGGAGCTATACCCCTCGGCTATTTGATCTGCTTTTTTCTTTTTCTCGTCGTCTGCCATAAATCCTCCTATTTGTTATTAGAAATAATACTTCCGATAATAAGCCCAAATACCATTCCGCCGATGCCCGTGGCGAATGCGGTCATTTGGTCCCTTTGTATGGGCACTGCGACACATTCGTCAAGAGCCATGCGAGTGTCCTCTAAATCGAGCTGACAGTTTTCGCATTCGGTTCTAAACTCATTCATTTTTTTCATTTGGTTAGGGCCGAAACAGTTATTCTGCCCCAGCGATCTTGTTGACACCGTCAACATCATTAACACCAACATTGTCTTTAATAATTTTGTCATGGTTCTCTTTCAATTTAAGTTCAAGCGTTGCGATTCTAGCTTTGTTCTCAGCCTTTCCAACTTGCCCACGGTAGTAGCCGAGCATAAAAGTTAAAATAGCAGGGCCGTATTGTTTAATTAACTCTAGTATCTGCTCGGTCATTTATGCTCGGGGTTGTAGCCCACAACGTCCAGAATTTTAGACAAAAACTCTTTCATTTTACTGACAAAATCAAATGCCTTGTCGTCAGCGCCGCTAACAGTTTTGTCTTTTATTAATTCTAGCGCTGATTTCAAACCGCTTAGTAATGCGTTAAAACTAACCATCACTAGAATAGTTGATGAGATAACCCCACCATTTGCTGCGATAAATTCTTTCATACATTCCCCTTATTTCTTGGTTATGGTCCCGTACACATGCACGGGATCTTTGTTTTCTTTCTTTTCTATTGCTTGAATCAATTCAAACAATCTTATTTTAAATTCATCCTGTCTTTGAACTAACAAAACAACTTTCTCTTTTACTTGGTAGAAAGCTTCTGTTAACTCCTCATGCTTGGTAGCTAAAAGAAGAAACTTATCTTCCATGCTGTTTAGATTTTCTTTCATGTTATTAAATCTGTTATCTAGTAATTCTTTTTCTGCGGTGTAGGCTTTTTTAGTGTCCTCATTATTTTTATCAAGCGATCTTGAAATAATTAAAAGCGCAGCGCCGGAAGCGATTGCCGAAATTATTGCTTGAAAAAGTCCTGAGATAAAAAGTTCGCCCATCTTTAAGACACCCTTGTTATTCTGAATGAGTTTATGCTTGCCAAAGTTCCAAAAGCTGCTGTCGTTACAGTTTGAGACCTAATAATATCACCCCTATTTAAATTTAATGTTGATGCTGTATTTGCTGGAAGATTTACCCCAACAGTGTAACTAAATGCTCCAATTTGTGACGTTGCTAATGAAATTAAATTAGTTGATAGTTGTGTTGAATTAATTGAAAAGCCTACAGGCTCGTTTCCGTTTCCGCTATCGTGACAAATAGAAATTGCATATTTTCCGCTTGTATTAATTAAAAACTCATCCCCATTTGTGGTGCTTCGGGCATATGAAATATCGTCTCCAATTTCTAATTCAGTATTGGCATAAGAGACTATGGCTGTATTAGTGGACGCCATTGAGGTGTTTCTAACATAAACCTCCGATTTAAATGCTTCTGTTTGTACTGGAATAACTTTCTCTGAAACTGCAACATCAAAATACCCGTCATTAACATTTAAGAATGTGTCATCGCCTCCGGTGTAATTTGTTCCATTTAATATTGTACGAGTAACAGCTAAAATCCCAGTAGATGAATCATACTGAACGTAAGAACCTTTTGAAGTTGACACCTCTTGCATAACATCGGGAGAGATAAACCCGGACTTTCCAGAGTTTTGATACCATTGAACTAGATATTGTTTTCCTTTTCCGATGAAAATTTCATACTTAGACGGATTGTTTGCAGAGTCTCCGGCCACATAAGTAAAACCGCCATAAACTTTTATACCATCAGAAGATGAAGGCGCCGCAGTTGGGCTGCCGCTTGTCTCAGTGTAAGTTCCGGTATTTCCAACATGTAAATAAGATCGGTACTCACCCAATTTTGTTGGTGCTGATCCTGTTAATCTAGTGCCATTTGCAAGATAAGATGAAATGTTAAACGTTGTTGCGTTTTGTGAAACAACTCCCGAGCTAAGGCCTTCAATCGGAAGAGATACAAAGAAAGATATTGGAGTGGTTGATGCAAAATCATCCCCATCTAAAGGCTCCGTGACCGGCCCTGTTGCTCCGATATTGTAAGCTGCAAATTTGAAATAAGATTGAGAACCTTCGGCTATAACAGAATAATCATTTGTCGTTCCAACACTGTTACCGGCCTGTCCTCTAATTCCAAGTACTTCACCTGTTTTAACAGCGTAGTTAAGTGGAAGACTAACTCTTGCTTCTGTTGCGGTTGTTGTACCTGTTGTGAAAAAACCTTGTATTTCAATTGATCCTGCGACCTGTCTCCAATTAATAGAAACAGCCGAGGGTGTTCCAAACCCAGTAAATGTAGGTGTATATGCTTGCCAGTCAGATATCACGGGACCTAATACAACTTGCTGAGGACCCACGTTAAAATTATCAAACTTTAATGTATAAGCACTTGCTGAGGCTGTAGCAACATGCAGAATTAATCTATAACTTAAAGACGTGTTGGTGGGGAAGGTTGTTTGAAAACCTCCGACCTGACCTTGTATACTTTGTGTAATTGGATAAATTAATTGAGAGTTTGTAATGTCGTAAACAAACACTTGTACGTCACTTGTAACTCCACTTGCAAACGTTCCCGATGCAACAGCAAAATCAAAAGATAAATTTAAGTTTTTATTTATGTCAGCTTGATCAATGGTGAAGTCATAAGATGCGCCCTCACCTTGTCTGTTTGCTGCATCTTTAGTTAATAAGAATGAGCCTGATCCTCTAAGAGGACTTGAGGTTGAGCGTGTCCATGTAACAGTGGGCGACCCACCCGTTCCATTTACGGGTACTGATCCAGCGGCATCGGCATAAGCTGCGTATCCGGTTGTATTTACTTCGGCGTCCGGGTTTGAAATGTAGTTAATTCCTGACCCGCTGCCGCTGCCCCCGACAAGAGCTTCTGTGCCAGCGGAATCTTTCTTGTAAAGTTTTCTGTCTGTTTTTGTATAGTAACGAACGTCGCCGGGGGCGGGAGTTGTTGGGGCGGATACCTCAGCCATTTCAAGATAGTTAGTGACTCTAACTGAGGTAAGAAATCCTGACAATATAGTTTTATTAGATAAAGTTTGAACGTCGGACAAAGTGACGACGTCATTGCCTACAAAATTTAATGTGGTCCAATTATCTGTCCCGTCATCGTCCGGTACGAAAAAGCCTCCGCTGCCAGGGGAGCTGTAAACTTTAGTAGTAACATTATCTATTGTGTCAGCGCCGCCACGATTGACCGTAATAGAGTTTGTATCTCCGGTACTTGCTTTCTTAATTACAATAGCCCAAGGGTTAGCGAGAGTGAGAGTAGAAACTTGAGGAAGATTGAAAACTACGTTACCGCCTGAAGTATCAACTGCGAAAGTAGTTCCGTTGTTGGCGTCAGTAATAGCAATTGGTGAGTCAGCAAAAGTTTTATAAACAACATCGTCCCAAGGTAGTGCGTCCGCTGACGCCGCTGCCGCCGCCGCTGCGGATGCCGCCGCCGCTACCGCTGAAGCCGCTGCTGCCGCTGCACTTGCCGCCGCTGCCGCCGCATTTGTAGCTGCGTCCGCGATGTCAGTTATAGAAGGTCCGGTCTCAAAACCGTCGCCGGTTGGGTTAAAGACAAGAGCAGTATCAGGCACAATTAACGCTGGAAGTGTAGGGTCAAAAGCAACAGTATTACCGTCGGTTAAAATTGCAGAGCGTGCGAGTTTATCAGCCAGCCTTTGAATAGCCATGAACGCTCGATCAAGTTGAGTCTCTAAAGTCTCAGCGGGTAGAGGGTCATTCTCTACAAAGTCAGCCTCTTGGGTGTTAGCGGGTTCTCGTATTATCGTGATTGATTCAAGAGCGGTAGGAGCAGTCAGCATAGTTACTGTACCCCCGGCTTGGGCTCCTGCCCCAGATACAGTGTAGTGGGTTGTTAGTGTTTTAGTTACTTCAACCCCTGTCGCTGTTGTCCTTACTATAACTATTAAGTCTGCATTGGCGAGGAATCGGTAGGGGAATGCAAACGCGGTTGTTACCCCGTTTCCTGTGTATGAAATTCTATTTATAGTAGTGGCTAATGTCATTTGTTTCCCCCTCTAAAAAGTATCGTCAAGTTGACGTTAAACCGCAAATTTAAAATCATTTGTTAAGCTCTTTGTCTAGTTCCCGCATTGCAGTATTTGCGGTATTAGCTATCTCAATCATTCCGTAATAAATCCCGTCGATTAACTGGCGCTTCTCGTCGGGAGTGTATTCTTTATTTTTATTTATAAGTCTAATTACCTGGCTCTGTGTAGCTAGCGCGTCTTTAACCCCGGTCAGATTTGTAATCTTTTCGGCTATCGCAGGATCGCTTATCTCTTTCTCTAAATTTTCTACGTCGCCAGTTTTAGCCAAGTAACGAACGGTCTCGTATGTCTGGGAGTTTTTACTATATTTCTCGTAAAAATCCTGGATGCTTTGGGCCGAAGCTGCCGGGTATCTTATAACAAAAGCCTTTACAAACGGAATGTCTGCTAAGGTATCCGCTGGCCGTACTGGATCTGGGACCGCTCCTGATTTAATAAGCGCTTGGTCCGCGATTCTAAGCGCGTACATGCCCACGTTTCCAGACCACGCTCTTACGTAGTTCTCAAGAACTATAGGAGATTCTATAGATAAGTCCCCTGCTTTTTCACTGCCTACCCCTGGCACCATGGCGATCATTTTAGATAATTGTTTTGCACTCTCTGTCGTGTACTCTGTGTATTGGTACGCGGGGGCAATCTTTTCCAAGTATCCAGGTATAATTTTTGTTCCGGTGAAAAGACCTTTGTCGTAACTCTGTTCTATGAAAGGAGCTGCAATATCTGGAACTGTGCTCGGAGTAATTAAATTCCACATAGTTTTATTAAAGTCGCCCATGGCGTTTGGGTTATCTGTGAAATACTTTTCTAACACTCTCTCCGGTAAAGAGCCGAATAAAATACCTAACTCCTGTGGCTTAGGTATTCGGTAAATAGCGCCTCTATTTATTTCTACATTCCCCTCTTTATCGAGTCTTAGTAAATGAGTCGGTATCCCGCTTTCAACTTCTCCCTGTTCTGCTTTTTGCCAGTCATCCGTCGGGATAATCCAAAACATATCTTTTTGCCATCGAGGAATTTCTTTATATCTTTCGTCGTCATGGTTCGCCCACCATAAAAGAACTGAGGGGACAGTTATCGCGGCCACTGCTCTTGAAGTTACTCCGGCGGGATTTTCCATAATGGCCCGTCTCGTCCTATCAAGACCTTGAATAGACACGTTTTGAAATGCAGTAATAGAATTAAGGGCGGACATCTTTGCGCCAATACGAGTGAAGTCGACTGTTATCTCACGAGCCGCGTACCCTCCCTCAAATACCTTCGCCCCTTTTGCCGCTCCTCCGCTTGCTCTTTTAAATTCCGCTAGACGTGTCGATTGCTCTGCAATCGCGCCCCCTATTTTCATAAACTCATAAGGAGTCTTAACTAAGTTCCACGTCTTATCCGCGAAGCCCGTCTCTTTGTTTAACTTAAAAATTTCTTTTTGAAGGTAGGCGTTATCTAATTCTAAAAACGTTCCACCTGCTCCGCCTGATTTTAACCAGTTATAATAATTTTCATTCTTACCTACCAAGTCTTTCATCGCGGCGATAGTGTCCATGAAAGGGATTGCTTTATATTTTGAAAATGCCCCTGCGGTTATCTGATCTCTAAAAAAGTTTTTAATAACAAAGTCTGGCATGAGAGAAATACTTAATCTTTTAACTCCTGAAATACCCCGGGCTAATTTAAAAAAGACATTGGTCGAGGCAGGATCTCCGTCCATTGCTCTAACTGCTTTTGCAATTTCAGGACTAGCCGTCTCCCAAACCTCACGCTTACCGTTTCTAAATACTTCAAATTCATTCTCGCTTAAACTGGCCTTTGTTTTTTTACTGAATAAAGTGAACGCGCCTACATTCTCCGCTTCTGCCCCATGCGATTCAAGTATTTTAAGTACGTCCTCAGATTTTATTTCTATTGCCTGAGTTTTTGACTTAACCTTAATTAAGAGCTGTTGGTCAGGGGTTTTCTCGGCAAGTTCAACTAGCGACCTAGCAGCTCTGTTTTTCTCTGCTACTCTAAGCACCGCCTGTGTGTTTTCTAAAACAGATAACACCGGGCTTTGAATCTTTTTCTCAGAGCCTTTAAATTCCTTAAGTTGTCCAAGCTTTCCACTCTTACCGCCTACCCCGCCGTCCTCTAAAATTCTTTTAAAAGGAGCATATGATTTATTAGCCTCAGTTAATTCGGAGTAAACTTCTTTAGATAAAATACCGGAGTCTTTTAAATATTTTAAATTACTATTTTGAAATTCTAAAAGATCCTTTGACGCCGTCTCAAATTTTTCAGCGCCCAATTTAACAGTTTCTTTCGCGGCCTCTAAATCAAAGCCCGACTTCAGCCCCTTTGATTCAACTTCAATCGCACGCTTTGCGGCGAGGTAAGCGTCGAACCCGCTGACATCGTCCTTTATAGATTTAGTTATCTCTCTAAAAGATTTTCCCGTTGTCTCAAGAGAGTTGTAGTCTAGTGTTCCCTTTTCAAAAACATACTTGGCTTTAGATTTAAAGTCATTGGCCATGCGGGTGAGTTGATACGGATTTTCGTCGGCCTTTAATGTCTTAGGATCTTTCTCTAGAATTTTTACCGCTTCCTTGATGGGGTCAAACTTATCTACAAAATCGGTATAGAATTTATCAAAAGTATATTTTTCCCCTTTAATTGGCTGAGCTTCCCCGATTTGAGATTGAATTTTTTGAACTGCTTCGGGTTGAGTTGAAGGCGCCTCAGCCCCATCCTTGAGACCTGGCGCCTTCTCGCTAGCGAATTTCTTTAATTCTGCCATTGGATCTATGGTTATGCCATTCTCTTTTGCGATAGGATCTGGGATCATTACGTCTTCTGTCAATAAGTCTTGTTTAATAAGAGGATCTTGTTGCGCTCGACTTGATACTTCCTCGGGTTTAACTCCGGTTTCAGCATAAGTGCGTCTTAACTTTGTAGCCCCCGAAGTGACTCCTTTTAAAACACCTACCACCATAGCCGCTTCGATAAAGTGCTCAGGCTCAGGAGCATGACCTTCAAATGCCGCGCCCATAGTTGTCATGGTCGCTACTTCAGAAGTCAATTGAGCAGTAGTTTTTGTAATAGCTTTGGCGCCTAATTTACCTGCTACACCCGCTGCGCCTTTACCTACTCCTAAAGTGGCAGCTCCGATGACTCCTTGTTTATTTGCTTCGATGAAAACACCTGCGGCTCTACCCCAAAAATCTTGGAAGTTCTCAATATCGCCTTTTTCATAATGGTCCATCATGGCTTTTCTAATAGCTGCGGGTAGGGCCATGCCTCCGTAGCCTGCTCCGATAAGTGCTCCCGCACTTCCGCCGATTGCAGTTCCGGGGCCCGGAGCTACGACAGTTCCGGCAGCGGCTCCGACGGGCGCAAGTGCTGCGGCCCCTATCTGGCCCCCCACCCACATAGCGGGTAAGTCACCGGCAAGAGTAGCTACTGAACCCGCTACTTTATAAAATAGCGGCGCATTTTCTGACGCCACTATGCTTGGCTCTTTTTGATTTTTTATAAGTCCTGATACTGAAATTTGCCATCCGGCTTCTACTGCTTCCCCGAAAGTCTGCGGTTCTTTTGCCGCAGCTCCTTCGACTAAATTCTCATTTGCTATTTTTGCGTTATCCTCAAATACTTTTTTCATCGGAGCCATATCAGGATTTTTGTACCCGAAATATTCATCTACTTCATTTGACGCGAACCCGGAGGACAACAAAGTCTGAGCTTCTTCAGCACGCCATTGGTCAATGTCGGCTTGTTCAAAACCAGACGCTCTTAGCTCGTTTTCTTTTTCAATGCCTGGGGCGATAGTCTGCGCCACTATTTACCAATCCTTTTTAAATATTGAGCGGGGGTTTCCCCTGGTTTTCTGGGAGTAGTAGGAGCTACGTTAACCGGAGGTTTCCCGGCGGGTTGAGCCCCTGGACGTTGAAGGGATCTGACTTGATCTTTCATGACATCAAGCGGGGCTCTTACAAATTGAGACGATTCCCCTATGTACTCGGGATTCCCGGGAGTTAACATTTGTTGGGGAGTCTTTCCGGTTTTCTTCCCCTCATTGTACTTAGTTAAAAAAGTGCTTAACCATCGCTGATAAGACTCGTCGCCTATTGGGTCTTTAAACCCGGTCATAGGATTTGATTTAGTAAGTTTTCCTTTGGCTATGTCTGCCACACCTTTTTTGAGCTGACTCTCTATATCCCCGGCCTGAGTGCCCTTATCTTGTATTTCTTTTCTCAGAGACGTAATGTCGGATATAGTTAGCCCCCTGCCCATATACGCATTCAAATCATTTTCGTCAGTAAGAGCTTTCGGGTCGGTAGCAGGTAAGTGAATCCTTGAGTATAAGTCTATTAATACCGCCGAGTTTGTTTTCATTTTATCGTCACTTGACCGTCTTAGCATTTCTAGAAAATTTTCTTTTCCTCCCGACCCGACAGGATCTAGGTTAGAAGCCAGGATGTCTTTGGTCGAAAGCGTTTTGTTGTCCATGCGTACTAGAAAATCATTTTGCGTATCTTGTTGTTGTTTTTTAAGTATCTTCTCTTGTTGTTTTATAAGTCTTTCGTCTTCAATATCTTTTGCTCTAATCGCCTGTTCAGTTTGCCCGAGCATTTGCGCTTTTACTTGCGCGCCAGTTACGTCCTGAGTGCCTAAATACCTATCCCACTCACCGCCTTGTAGTTGTTTCTTCGCTGCAATCGGGTCCAGATTTATCCAGCCCTGTATCGCTGATTTTGCTAAGTCGTTTGTTGTTTCAAGTCTTAGCTCCTCTGCCTTAACCGCAGGTAAAGTTCCGCCTGCCACAAGATTTGAAATACTGTCCTGTTGAAGTTTCAGAGTAGTGTTAAAAGAACTGGGATCGTTTAATAGAGTTGTCGTGCTAGCATTTAGCCCTTTTGCAAAATTGCTCTTGGTTTTTGCTCCTGCTAACTGCGCCTGTCCTACGGCGGCTTGTCCAAGAAAATGTCCATTAACTGTGGCAGAGGCTTTGTTTAAATAGTTTTTGGCTTCGGGAGTAGATATATCCTCCCCTATCGCCTCAGTTCTTTCTCGTACTTGCTGAGAAAATTCATCTACAGTTAACGTGCCTTCAGTTAATTGCTTTTGATACTCTACTGATAGCTCTGCTTGAGCAGTAGCAATCTCTGCTCCTATGTCAGAAATTTCTTGCTGGGTTTGCGCTCTTTGTAGAGAATCTGCAAATCCGGCACCTTGTTCGCCGAGCCTTGAAATACCCTCCCCAACTTGTCCGCCAAAATCTTCGGAGGTAGCTCGTCGTATATCAGTAACCCCCGGCACTCCTACTCTTGGCGCATACTCTTTAATTTCAGGCATTAACTAATTCTCCCCGTTTTTAATATGAAGCCAGATTACTGCCAGCTCTAAGTACCGAGCTTGCGGCCCCATACGCTCCGGCTGTTCTAGCACTTTCTGCTCTTGAGGTGTCCATTTGCGCGCCCTCTCTCAGAGCCCACGCTTTCATTGCGCCTTCATGCTTAACAGTTAAAGCGTCAAGCTGCACGTTCGTCGCACTTTCTTCTAGAACGTCAAGGGCTGAACCTTCCATGTTTATTCCGCTTGCAGATACTCCGGCTTTAATCGCACCTAAATGTTTTCTTCCCGCCGATTGTATTCTGCGCTCTGACTCTGACGCATTTTGTATGGCCATTGTTGCTTGCTGCCGCTGTACAAAAGCGTTATGTGCCGCAGCTCTTTCTTCTGCTCGGGCTTTTTCTGAGTCACCGAATAGCCCGAATAAACTAGATACTGCCGACACCGCCGCTAATACTGGAAAGGCCATTTAGTTTATCCTCACATACATTGAGGCATCCCCGCCGTTAGGCAGGTACGCGGTTAATCTTTCTGTCTCAATTTTAAATCCTAATTTTTTTACTAACTTGTGGCCCAAAGTGTTTTCAAAAATAACTACGGTCTCGGTTCTTTTAAGACCTAGAACTTCAATCCCTTTTTTAACGGCCTTATGTAATGACGCCGAATAAGATCCTTTTACATTATTAAACACTGCCCACAGTTCTCCTCTGCCGTCCCAGATTTTTTTTACCCCTCCGCAAAGCAGCACTTCTCCGTACTCATTTAAAAAGGTAAGACTTTTTTTACTGTCTTCAAGAGCCTGCATTACTTCCGAAGTCATGTACTCTTTATATTCCTTTGCTTGAAATTTTAATAAATATTCCATGTGCTCTTTCTTAAATTCAACCGTACTAATCATATTCCATTAACTGCGGCATGACCGCTAGTATCCTTCCGGGTAATGGCTGATCTTGCCTCCAACAAATGTGGTTTTCAAAATCGTAGTTAAACGCAACGCTCTTTGAAATAATCCCTGTGAATAGCCCGGGGGCTCTTGTCATAGGGTCTGAGGTTTTTCTAAAAACAACGGTATCTAGTTTACTAAAACTGGGTCCTAGTTTAAGCCCTAGCGTTCTATGAAGCAACATCCCCAGTAAATGAATACGTCTTGTTTTTCCAAGAGACGTTCCGTCTGCGGCTCCGGCTTCTATCCTCAAAGTTTCTCCGTCAGAATTGTACCCGTAGCCCATGGTTACCGTGGCCGCAGGAGTCGATAGAGTTAACTTTCCGTTTGTCACTACCTTATCGGGTTGAACCGCTCCGTCAGCTAGAACAGAAAGTGTTTCTCCCTCTAGATGATTTAATCCAAATATCATGGACACAAGTTTTCTCACCGCGCCGCCCGAGCCATACACTCCGAATGCAGTGCCGTCAACAGGGCCTCCGCCTTCTACCTCAGTTAATTCCATGGTGTTAGCCGTTATGTTTGCGGCTATAAAAGTCTGTCCATTTAGCTCGGTCATACCTTTAACGTCGGATATTAAAACCTTATCTCCGTTAGATACGCCGTGAGCAGTAGCGGTTATGACCACGGGACTTGCCTGAGTCGCAGCGGAAATAGATTTAGGGTTATCAAAGGTCAGCCCCGAATCAACAAAGAAAGCAAAGCGCTGTTCATTTTCGTCGTCAAAGTTTTTTGTCATGTACTCAATGTATCGTCTAATTTCTCCGTCAATTTTTCTTTGAACTACGACCCACAATTCTTGAGTTGTTTGATCTAAAGAAATAAGAGACGCAGCACTTTCGACAATAGCTGCGGATTGAGAACTATCGCTGAACCCACCAATAACATGTCTGTGCCATCCTGCTCTTAAATTATCAAGATCACGGCTATACGTCATAGCCGCGAGCACTCCGTCATTTCTCACGCACCACACAAGGGGCTGAGGAATTTTTTGATATGTCATTTGTTTAATGCCGCTTAGTGTGACGTGCCCTGAAAGCTCTGTTAAATTTGTTGCTCTGAATCCGTCAACGTCATAGTAGTAATTCATTTCTCGCAAAATTCTTCCGCCGCGCTGAATGAATAAAGTAGACTTACCTGATTGAATCGGTTGAATATCTTCACTGCCTTCAGTCGTCGCACGTTTTGCCGTGATGTTTGTAGGGCTCAACGCTTCGCTTTGAGAACTGGGACGAGTCGCCCACTCTCCGGCAACAGTGCCAGCGAGCAATGCCTTCTCGTCAGAGGCGAGCCATCTATTAGCGTTAACGTCATTGGCATTAAAACTAAACCCTACGGCGTTATTAGCTGAAACTGTTCCGTCGGTTTCGGTGGGAGCAAAGTTTTCATAATCGCCAGATTTTGACCCGTCAATTCTCTGCGGAGCAATAGCCGCTCCTGCAAAAAATAATCTGTCTTCATGAAACATTACCGCAGCAGGATATCCGGTAGTCTCTGAATAAAGTCCTAACCGCCAGGGGTCTACCGCCGTTGCCGCGCCGAGAGTGCTCAGTACGTCAGCACTTACAACAGTCGTACTTGTGTAGGCGGTTATCTTCACATACCCCCAGGTCGACCCATGTTTAAAACGGATAAGTCTTCCGATATCCGTTACTAAAAATCCTTGGTCGTCATTGATGCCCGTAACTGCGGAAGCGGTAACAGTTATAGACCCCGTGGCCGCGCTCGGGGTTAGTGTAGTAGTAGTTTTGTTTTGAGTTAAATAGGGCCCGTCAAGAAAATCTATAGTTTCAATAGTCCAGCTATTGTGCGCAAATCTTTGAAGTTTTTTGGGCGGATGACTCGGGTGTGTAAGATAGAGTATGTCAGCACTTTGGGTGTGTTTTAGTTTAAACAGTTCAGTGTCTTGATATGGACTTACTATCTCATAAATTTCAGCGGCAGTTCCGCCGGAGGTATACGCGTCAAACCCGGTGCCATCTACCCCCGATAATTCAAAAGTATTCGCCGCAACGTTTGCGACAGTAAACTCTCTGTTATTAAGTTGAGTCATCCCAGAAACGCTGTTGATTGTAACTCTGTCCCCGTTTGAAAAACCGTGAGCAACAGCCGTTATGACGACTGGGTTTGCCTGAGTCGCGCCAGTTATATTTACCGCAGTGTTTGTTATTATGCCGTAGTCTTTAAAAAATCTAATATACTCATGGCCGAATTCTAGGAGATAGGCTTGAGTAGTGGAAAATTCAAAAGCAATTATTCTCGCGACTTCATTGTCTTTTGTTGGAAAAACAAAAGATGTCCCGGACCTTCTAACTAGATCCCCTTGTATGGTGGGGATATAATTCAAACAAGTTTTAAGTGAAGTCTTGTACCTATCAGAATCAACGCGCCCAACAAGTTGAGGGCTAAATTCTCCGCCTGAAAAATTAGATTGTAACGGCGCTGCTTTCGGCACTAAAACCTCACTGTAATAAACGGATCTTCGGGCGGTTGTTGCGCCACATTCTCAATCCCGTTGTTTCGTCTTGCTTCTTTTATAATGTCTTTGTAGTCGAGTCTGAGACTCTCTTTTTTAGAATTGCTTTGAGTCAATTCTTCACACAATTCTCCTGCTAATTTTGTCGACAACGCTTCTCTAAATAAGGTGTCCATTTCGTTAGTATCTGTTACGTCGTAGATATATCTTATTTGTAGCGGAGCACTGTCAAATGTGTAAATAGATTTTCCTTCAATCTGCCAATCAAGGTCGTTAGTATTCATTTCTGGATACGGAGGAAGGAGTCTTAAAAAATCAGCGGGTAGCGGATACGAGCGAGGCCTTCCAAATTCGGGAGGAGTAGCACTGGCGGCGAGTACCGCTCTTTTAATAGCAAAACTCCATGGGTGAGCCCTTAACTCAGAAAGTTTAACAGGCTCAAAGGCCACGTTGCAAGCTCTTGCATTAACGCTATCTTCAGTAATGGAAGTTATTCTTTCAGCTCCTAGTTTTTGAAGCGCTCTGTTACAAATTTCAACTTTACTCGCCATAGGTGTATCCCTTTTATTTTATAAAGCGTCCCATACTTCTATTATTTCATCTTGCCCATACCAAGTATAACTAATAAACATGTCATTCGCCGGTTCACTTATTTCAATAATTCTTTTTACAATTCCGCCTACTGTTTTTTGCGGCATGTTTTCTTTACTAATAGATGTAGAATAATTAACCATCGCCTGAGTTATGTCCTCGCAATTAATAATAATATAAATCTTCCCGTTTTTAAATTTACTCATGGCACGTCCGCAATTATGTCAACACTGGTTTGATTAGTCATTGTCCCGTTTACACTAGCAACATTATCTAGAATTATTGGATAAGTGTCGCTATCCCCCATTCTCCACCAATGCAAAAGATCCGCAAATGCAGAATGATCGTTTAAGTCCGCTGGCTGCCCAGAATTATATATTTCTAAAATTTCAGCCGAAGTTAGTTTTTTAAACCAGAATGATGACTCGTCTATACGGCCCGAAAAAAAAGTAGCGAGCCCGCCTCTGGCCCCTATCGAAGCCGTTTGCCCTGCATGAAATGACGTAGTTAAAACCCCCGTACCCGAAGCTGATTCTAAAACGCCGTCTATATACATATCAAATCCTGAAATATTTCCTGATCCCGAATATACTACTGTTACTTGTTTCCATACATTAAGAGGGAATACTGTACTTCCTGTTCTAGCATAGCTATAGGTCGCAGTCCTCGCGTGAGCGACTAATAACCCACTTGTACTTACATAAAAGAAAAACCCGTAGGGATCTCCCGTTGCTTTTCCATATATAGAGCGTTGTGAAGCATAATTATTAAGTTTAATCCAAAAAGACATAGACCAAGCTTGCCCAATGTCCATTGACGTAAGCGTAGTCGTACCTAAATTCACGTAATCATTTACCCCATCAAAATTAACGGAGTAAGAATTAGTTAAAGCGACATTAGGGAATAAAGTTTGACGGTCGTCCCAGACTTGATCGTAATTCCCGCCAAAGGCATATTCTATAGTGTATGCGTTTCCCTGCCTATATATTCTTGCTACTTTCCACACTGCGGCGCTAGTTAAAGACCCGTCTAATGCCACCCCTAAAAATGCAAATGTAGAACTAAGTTCATCAACTTTTGTAATCTTATCCGTAACGTCTTTTTCATTTCGTAGTAATCTATAAACGTAATCCGCTACTGCCAATTAAACCCCCTCCCACATATTGACGTCCCCCGACCCGGCATTTTTTATGCCGTAAACATCCCCGGTAAAACCTTCCGGTATTGGGATCATTTCGTTATTCGGGATTCTAACCCCTTCGCCTACAACCGCCGCTGCTCCGAATTTTACATATACCACGCCCCCGGATTGGTTAAATCCCCCGGCGTTTTTCCTATTCACATTAGCTGCTAAAATTAAAGTGCTAGAAGTAGTTACGTTCGTATTCGCGTTTGTTATGCCGGAAAATTTTAGGGGGTTTCCGCTTCCAGAATGTTTTTGCATCCTTCCCCCTTAGAAATTATTTAGCCGTTGTTTCGATAGTAAGTGATATTTAACTTAGCAGAAGCCGCTTCTTCTATGAACCTAATCGCGGCCATGTCTCCTGTATAAAATAAAAAGTCGTTAGCGATAAGCTTCATTCCGATAGCCGCTGTTGGTGCTACCCCGTCGTCTCGGTACCTAACATTTTGAGCCTCTGGCTGGATAACTGCTAGAACAGTTTTGTCCGGTACTGTTAGCCCTATCGAAGCAGAAACCGTAGTAATTTGCTGAAAACTAATCGGGATTAAATGCCCTGGAACTGTTGTCATATTCGCTGCCATGGTTTCTCCTTATTGCAAAGCTTTCATTTTCTGAAGCTTATCTTCAAATTCTCTCTTTAACGCTTGCGCTGATCTCTCAAGATCATTCGCTTCATTATGTTTAACTTCCGCAGTTTGTTTAAGAGTGTTTAGCTCTAACTCAATTTCTGCCTTGTAAATTTCAAATTTTGATTTTTCTTCGTCAAAAGCTTTCTTTTTAGCTTCTAGATCGCCTTCTTTTTTATTGAATATGGCGGCCTTTGCAGAAAAAGCGGCGTCCAATTCGACAAGTTTTTCTTCTTTGTCTTCAACAAATTTTTCTCTCTCTTTTGTCTTTGTTTCTAGCTGAGATAAAAAATCTATTTTTGAACTTACTTCTTTTTCTGCCTTTAACGCCTCGGAAAGTCTTTCGTCTAATTCTTTGACGGCTGACTTAACTTTGTCTGGGCTTGATAAAAGAGTTAGTAACTCTTTTACTTCGGCAAAAGCTGACGGAGAACCGCTCTTAAAACTTTGCATCTAAATCTCCTTATGCTGGCGGAAATAAACCTTTTAAAATGTGATTTTCAAATTTCTCAAGAGCAAGTAAAACATCTTCTCTTGTTAAGCCGACTGCTAAATCAATGGTCAATTCAATATTGTCCGCAGCTACGGCAGAGCCGACACTTTCAGTAATTTGAAACTCAGTTTCCCCTTTAGAAATTCCATACAAACGTGTTGCCATTTTATCTCTCCATTAAAAAGGCAGAGAGGCTCCTTTTAAAAAGGGAGCCTCTCTTGCTTTCGTTACTATTCTAAATAACTCGCTTCAACTAAGACCGCTCCGCTTGCGTCTTGCGCCGCAGTCAAAGTTCCGACGATGTCATACATAACGCCGGGATCGGAAGTAAGTCCTAAATGCTCCCACAACCGCTTTTCAGCATTCGCAACAGTTACCACGTTGCCGAAAAGTTGTTCAGATTTTGTGGCCGCTCCGCCGCTTAAGCTGTACGCCGCTTTAAAAAAATCAGCGTCAACTACCGCTCCGCCAGCTTCAGTAGTTTGATATAAACCAACATCCATGAGGCCGGTAGTTCCGATATCTGGATGACTGAGCGCTAGTGAAACCATTTTTGCTGAACTTGGAACGCTTGTAAAAAAATACTTCGACGCAATTGAATCACCACTTACGGCTCCTACCACTCCAGAGGCCACATTCATAAGAGCTTTTGTTAAGAAGCTATTTGAAATGACCTTGGGAGTAGCATCCCTGTTAGCGATCTGCGTAGATTTTGTAGATACGACAGCCATATTATTTCTCCTTTTTAATTAAATTTTAAAATTACTCGTCGCACGCGATTTGAACGTATTTCTTTTCTTCTAATCGTGTAGCGCCCATTATCATTTTAACGTATGCCTGCCAAGGAAGACCTTTGATGTCTTTTCTTTGAGAGATATCAGTCATGATCTCTTCCCACATTCCAAGGTGCATCCCGGATTTTGCCCATACAGGACAAAGTCTGTCAAGGTTACCGTCAGTTGAAAGAGCAAGTCTTTCGCAATGAACAATGTTGATACCTAAGAAACGAGTAACTTTTCCTTCAACTAAAACTGGTTTGTCATTAAAGTCTGTGGAAATAACTTGCGCTTCTGCGAGGTAGTTATCGTGTTGCTTTGCAGTAACTACGTTAACCAACATATCAGATTCAAGGTCAACTTCGTTCGCCATTAAAATTCTTTTTCCTTCGCGAAGTTTTGCCACTGTCGCGCCCGTTGCTGCGGCAGCTCCAAAAGTACGAGCTACTTTTTGAGTAGAAGGAAGTGCTGTAGTTGTTCCGCCTTGCTCGCCTGTTTTTGAATCGCCGTTACCCGCTGCGATAATAAGATCGTCGATCTTTCTACCTGCCGCGAAAACGCCGTTCTCAACGTAAGAACTTTTAGGATCTAAAAGTAGTCTTACCTTGTCGAAGGAATCTATAATTTGATTTAAGTCATAGTCCGAAGGGAAAACCCAGCGTCTATCTACAGGAGCGTCTTGACGACCAATGGGCTCAAAACGTCCTAGTACGGGTTGCATTTCAACCGCACCAATTTGGTCAACAGGAGAAGCTTGTTTTCCAACATAGTTTCCGGTTGTAACGTATTGGCGAAGTTTAGAACCCTTTTGTTGTAATAAAAGTTTGATGTTGTTTGCGTACTGGATCACATAATGACCAGGTAAATTTGCAGACATATTATGTCCCTCCAATGAAAGTTAAAGTTAAACTATCTATCGAAAGGCTTGTCTATGATAACATAGGGCCACTTCATACCTTAAATTCCTCTAAGGCGAAGGGTCTTACTTTCAGACTGTCAACCGGCTTTCAACTTTGATCGAAAGTTCTCGGTTAATAAAATACTCACTCTAAGTGAGTACAAAGTCAATACACTATCGGTCATCCTAAAAATTTATGTAGTCTAGTCCATTCGTCATTTGCGTTTTGTTCCCCCGCGATAAGTCTGCGTTGAAAATCGACGTCTTGCATTTTAGCAGATATTTCCGCAGTAGCCTGGCCGGGAGTTAATTTGCCCCCGCCGAAACTACCGTCCGCTCCGCCGCCGCCAGATCCGACAAAGTTGTCTTCCCCGACTTTTGACCCGAGAGTGTGCATGAACTTCATAACTCCTGCGTACCCCATAGACTGTTCTAGCGCATCGACTACTTCCGCAGTGAATCCGAATTCTCTAACCGCGCTTTGCCCTACTTTTATGTTTTGTTCGTAAGCTTGGCCCCATTCAGTTTTTAAAGCTTCCTCTTGTTGGGTCACTTGGCCTTGAAAATTCTTTAAAATTTCTTGATTCTTATTGCTCGTGTATTGATTCCACTCTTTTACAAGTGTTTCAGCTTGAGCCCTTGGTATATTGAGCTTATGCATGGTATTTTTAGCCCATTCAGAAAACTTTTCGTCGCCGCCTGCCTCAAATTGATATTCTTTCGCCTCTTTTGGCGTGCCGAGTTTTTGCCAAATATCTTTCCATTCGGGAGCGTCTGCTTTTTCTGGGAGCCCTATGATTCTGTCTGAACCGACACCTTTTAATTTTCCGATTAAACTTTCACTATTTCGGTATGATTCTAAAACTGAAGCTGGATCTTTAAATCCTTTGCTTGTGACATACCCTTTTAACTCGTCGTTAAAACCGGAAGTCCAGTCTGGGCTCGGTGGGGCACCTGCTCCTGCTCCCGCACCTGTGTTACCTGCTCCTGCTCCTGCGCCGTCCCCACCTTGTCCGGCTCCTGCTCCGGGGGCTCCTCCGTCTGTGCTCATTCTAAGTCCTTTCGTCCGTACAAATCCCAGATTTGATCTTGAGATAGGTTAAGTTGTCTTTGTATTCTTATCCAAACTTCGCGCCGTCCCTCATAGACGTATGTCAATTTGTCCTCTTTAGGACTAATCGTGGTGTCGTGGGCTTTACAAAATCTAGCTAAATCAGCTAGAACTTTTTCCCCGTGAACCCCTTTGAAAGTTACTTGATAAGAGTGCTGCCTTGCAAACAAAATGTTGCGTAATTTATCAACTACGTCTTTAAAAATTTGGTTCAGATAGCCCCGCTCTTTTTAGCGACCGATGCGGCTTTTACTATCGCTGCCGCTCCCGGAGCCGCGTTAATCATTTGCTCTTGCTGCGCCTGTTGCGCACGTCCCGCTCTTATCTCGTCTACGTCTTTTTGCGCACGCATCCAAGATGGCGGGACGGCTTGAATCTCAGCCATTGCCGGAATGATAATGTCAAAATCAAAATAGTCAAGTTGAGAAGGATCTCCGGTAGCAGTGGCTACGTTAATGGCCGACTCTAAAGTGCGCATAACCCCTGCCACTTCTTCTGCTCGAGCTGCGCGAGATAGGGGAGAATCATACTCAACCCGGTAATCGCCTTTTGCTTCCCTTAACCCTTGAGGCATTGGAGGAATCAAACCTTGCCGCATTAAAACATCTATTTCTCTGTCGATCATGGGTCCCAGGTATTCCGATTGTTGTCTTCCAATAGTTGGCGCGAGGAGTATTCCCTTTTCACGGGCTCTTTCTGCGACCTCCGTTGCGGTCATTGTGGGAGTTTCTGTCAAAATCTGAAAAATCGTAATTAAGAACGCATCGTTTATGACCGCGCGCTCGTCGTCCATAAGTTCTTTTCCGATTTGTAACTGTCCTGTTTGCAAGGTCTGAAGCATCGGACGTCCGTCAGCGCTTACCCCTCCTGAAACTACCGTCCCCGGTTTCCAAGAAAAAGCGTCGGCCACTCCGTCGTCATGCGCTAAAACTATCGGGTCAAGTGCTCGATGGCCTTGTTTTAAAATTGCTTTCTTTTCTTCATTCAAAGTTTTAACCGCTGGCAAAACGTCCATTGCGGGGGATCTGCCGTAAACTTCATTCTCGGCTTGCTCGTATCTTGAAATAGCATAAGGGAAAGTATTATATCCCCCCTCGCCCATGACGGTCTTTCCGTCCATAGATACATAGTACGATGCGTATTTCATTCCTTTAAAATCTTTTCGCCCGTAAACTAAATCTGTCCTGGGCTTAACACAATGAATGAAGAAAAACTTTCTCTCAGAATTTTGGTCTAAAGCGTTTTTAATTTGCGGAGGAAGATTGTCTGCTCCCCATTTTTGCGCCGCTTGTCTCGCAGTAAATGGAAAATATCTTAGCGCCTTATCGACAATCCCTTGATGCGTCTCGGAAAAATATATCTGTGAAAGATGAATGTTTTTATACCTAAGCCCGATAGCTCCGTCTAGCCCGTCTATGAATACGCATCCGGTGCCGTAAGCTCCTAGAGATTTATAATTTTGTTGATTCTGAGACGCGAAGTTTGCAAGGGGGGCGTATCTGTATTTGAATAAAATTCTGTTTAATTGTTCAAACCATTTTTTAACTTCATGGTCTTTATTTAATTCCGGCTCACTTGCTAAAACTCTGTGCCACATTTGGTTACGAGGAGTAAGTAAAGAATCAAGTATAGCTGCAAAACGAGTAAGAGCGATTGCCGCTGTTGAATCAAAAATGTGCTCTGTTCTTTTCTCGCCTTGAGTGTAAAGACTTTGATCTTGCGAATTAAATTGTCTTGAATGTGAAGGGACCATGCGCTCGGCAATTTCTTGCCAGTGCGATTCAAAATTAAATCTATCGCCGGAAAGACGACCGTACTCTTTGATTATCTCGTCAGCAATTTCGTCGGCCTTTTCTTTGGCCTTTATTTTCTGTTTGTCATATTCCAAGTTACGCCCCTAGAAGTGTTCTTGTCGAAGAAGTGACCGGAGCACTCAACCCGCCAGCTCCCGTCAATACCGTAGACGCTCGTCCACGTCTATTTTTTTCGTCGTATAATTTTTTGGCTTCTGCCGCTGCGTTTAAATCGGGAGGCGGAGGAGGCGGAGTTGGAAGACCCGCTTTCATCGCGCCCTTAAGTGATTGCTCTTGCATTTTCTAACCCCTTATTTTAGACAAACTTACTTAAATCCTAATCCCCAAATATTTTATAGTCCATACCTTTTGCGGTCCTGATTTTAATGCCGCCCGTTGATAACTTTAAGTCGCGCCTTGCCACTTTTACCGCAAAAGTGCAGGCCAGGGCGTCGGCATGATCGGGAGAAGCATGGCCTCTGCGTTTCATATCCTCTTTAGTTTCCAACATAATCTTGTCGGACGAACCCATAAATTTATACTGGGGCCCGGTAAAATCGTCCACTAAATCTGGATCATTGTCAATGCACGCCCCGCCTAGCCAATCTTTCATCCTGGCCCAAAGTTCGGTTCTTTTATTCGCCCATTCCTCGTCCTCGGCCTTTGACCCAAACCAAACCTCATACACTTTAAACTTCATTTCCCTTAGTCTGTCGATGATTCCTGTGCCGTTTCCAGCGTCAACGCAAACTGCATCGGGATTATATTTCTCGATAAGCTCTGCGCATGTATTCGCCACTGCCATGTTGTCAAAATGCTTGAGAACAACAGGTTTAATAATTCTTGCGTTTCTTCCTTGTCTGAACCGAATAACCGTAGAGTCATCCCCAAACCTTGCGGGGTCGACTCCCATGATAAGTGCTGCATGAGCATCGTTTTGTAATTCCCTTTTGCTCGCATTTTCGACAACCTCTCTCGATATAAACTGACGGTCTCCTTGTCGGGGAAATTGACCTTTAACCTCAACCCTTGCCTCATCCGAATCCTCCCCGTATTTCTCAACAATATTTTGTAGAAGCGCCTTATCAGTCCCCTCTACCGTTCTTGAATCAATATTCCGCCTGCGCCAATAATTTCTAAATTTATGAAAGCACTCAAAAAACTGCCCAGTATTTCGTCTAGGGTTTGAAAATACAGCCCAGTACCTATGCAGAATAGGCTCCGTAAAAAATCCTTCAGATACAGCCCAGATTTTAGGCGGTATACCTGACGCCTCGTCAAATATCAAATTCATCCCCGCCATATTGTGCGCGCCAGCAAAAGAATCAGGTGACTCTTCTGACCAAAGTTGTGCTTTCGCATAATAGTAAGTTGAGTCAATTTTTAACTGATTCTTTAGCGCTTCTTTAAACCATTCTTGGGGGACAACCGAAAGTGCTGTTTTATCAAACCAATGCCCATTAATCGAGAGAGTTAACCATTTCCCCACCTCGCCCCACGTTTTTGATTTTAACTGATCTTCGGTGTTCGCGGTAACAATCGTCGTAGATCCTATCTGCGTTGATAGCATCCAATGAATGAGCCACGCATTAAACGATGATTTTCCAATTCCTCGGCCCGAAGCCGTAGCGGATTGAAAAATCTTTGGTTCTTTTCCGTTATAAATTAAAACTTTATTTTCTTTTATATGCTGAGTAATTTCGTCGAGTAATTCTTTTTGCCAGCTCCTAGGTCCTTTTTCTTTTTCTAAAGGTGTCCCAAGTTTTCCCCAAGGGTAAACAAACATGACAAACTTATATAAATCTTCAGCGAGCGCTGGGTCCCAAAGCTCTATCATTAACTTTTGTTCGTCTGCCGCTGAGTAGGGTCTGCTCATTTGTCCTTTTTATTTTTAAATTCCGATAAAAGTTTTTCTAGAGTGTCTAACATTTTTGTCAGGTTCTTTAAAACCAGATCCAAATTAATATTCAACTGCTTTATCTCGTCATTGTCCATGATCTAAAGATTGTCGCAAAGATCCTTCCAGGCAAGCGCAATTTCAGGATTGCCTCCACTTTCTTCTCTACAGCACCAAACTAGCGCCAAAAAAATACTGTTTGTACTCATGGGCCCGTGCAATGTTATGAATGGCATCGGACGAAACCGCTTATAATATTTCCTCGCAAGCCACGAGATAGGAGTGCCGCATACATACTGCGCCTGAACTACTGAAACTAAAGTATTCAAATCGCCGCCAACATTGTCCGGGCCGTAAGCATCGTTAACCTTGACCACTTTGTTGCCGTCAACCCTAGGCGGTTCTCCCGCAACAAAAATCCAATGCACGTTCGCCCCTAACCATTTTTGAATACGCCCCGGTTCTCTCGCCTGAATGCATCTAATCACTACTCCTAAAAGCATGAACAGATCCCCTAAAAGTAAAAGAGGATAAATCAAAAAAATTCCTGACCCACCGGATTTAATCCACGCCCTAAGAAAAATTCCAATGTGCTCCGGGCTTGCGACGTCCGTTCCATTCGGATATCGAAACCAATTGCCGCGTAATTTAGCCCAAAGAAAATCAATTTTACTTACCGCACCTAAAAAACCGAGTGCTGCCACATTCGGAGTTAACTGATCTCTGGAAACTTCTTTTTGCGCAGGCCATTGCCTTATGTGTCTTGTCGGACCTTCAGCTCCCCACAACATTTCAATTTCTTGTGTGTAACAACTCCGCGCCCCTACCGCTCCCTTAATCAATCCCGGTAAATAAAAAAACCCGGTCCGCTGCAAAGTGTCCCCGCCGTCGCCATTCTTCTGAACAATAAGACCTAAATCATCGCGGTACATTTTTTCTCCTTTTATTTATAAGACAACAACCAAAGCGCCACGTACAAATGTATGACAGTAAGAGACGCCCACTCCGGCATGTCCGCCATGTCAGTTATCTTCTAGCACTTTGAAATACACGTCTTTAACTTCACAGTCTCTTTTTATTTCTTTTAACGCTTCTCTTAAACTTTTAACTTGCTCGATCAACCAATGAATATCCCCGGGGGTAACGTGATACCTTCCGGTTTCTAACATTTGTTTGAAGTCATATTCTATATAATCAAGCTTATCCATTTTTTATATATTCCCCGCGTACCTTAATCCCCTTACTGCGCATTACTCTTTCTATTTCGTCAAGTGCTGGATTCTGGTAAAACGTTCCGTAATAAATAGGCTCTACTGATTCTGTTATTCTCTCTATGTGACTCGGTACTCGAATGTAAGGGACGTGATCTCGTTTTAGATTATTTTCTTTTAAACATCGAAGGTACTGATCATAAGACCCCGCGATAATGACTTTCATTTCCAACGGTCCAAAATAATAAAAACCAACAGCCCAAAAAACATCGTAGCAAGAATAGTCATGACCGACATCCTCGTTAGAAGAAATTCAAATGCTGACATCTTCTGCCCCCCAACAGTCCGGGCAAAGAACGGGCTTTTTTTCTTCTTCAAAATAAAAATCAAATTCTCTTTGCGCAGCAAAACGTTTCTTCATTTTGATACGCTCCTCTAACCGCCACTCATACCAATATTCAGAGAGTTTATTTTCGTCGATCATTGCGCTAATTTGTTCATTTGCTTTTTAAGTTTTGGAGTAAGCCCCGGTAGTACCGAGATCGGAGCGGAAGGAATTTGTTTCATTAAAACTTTTACCGGCTGTTTTAAAACCAGGTTCATAACGGGAGGATTCTTTTTAACTTCTGCTATTTCAACTTCCACTGAGGTAATCCGGTCATTAACCACATTAATAACTTCCGTTGTTAGAACTTCCTTGCGTGTGTCGTTTGTTTTAACCTCTAAAGCTTTTACCGCGCCATGAAGGTCAAGAACTTGCCTATTTAACCTAGAATAATCCGTATCTTCTTTTTTAAGATAAAGATACCCGGACACCACACACAAGATAAACGACATCGCGAAGAAAATTAAAAATTCCACGTTACACCCCTTTTTCATTTTAGTCCTTTAACGCAGCTCTTGGCGCCGCTTCCAACTTCTTTCTGATAATAGACATATTAAACCAACAATTAATTCTGCTGTAAGGTATCCAAGCTATCTCATACCCTAATTCTTTAGCCGCTTGTATGAACGCATCGTTGCTTACATATCCGCCCATTTTACTTTCAACCATGTGTTTCAAACTATAAGAATTATAGTTTCTGTTGATGGTTTTTCGTTTAGTTATGTACTCGTTGATAAACATTTTTGCTTTAGCTATTTCATCCTTTTCAGGTTTGTAATCCATTTACTTCTCCTCCGGTAAGACTGTTATGCATTTGTTTTTCTTTTAAATATCCCGCCATCAAAATACAATAGTTCGATAAATCAAACAGAGTATCAAACACTGTTTCATCACTTACTTGTAACGACCCCTTTTGAACAAAAGAGGAAATACGAGAAAACTTATCGTCCATGCGTGTGAGAAACCCTTGTTCCACTGTTGCGTAGCCTCGGTACTCTGGGGATCTGAAGTTTTTAAAAGGATCGTCTGTGTTTCCAGTATAGTCAGAATTTTTCTTGGCTGTAATTTCCATGAGCTTCTCGCAAGTCGCCTTGTGGAATTCGATATATTCACTCTTTGTCATACAGCCCCTTTTTGTTAGATACGTTAGAAAAAAATCTTAAACACATGAATCCGCCAATTGCCCAAATGAACGCCCAGAAAAAAATCATAACTCTCCTAAAAGTGAAAAGGGTGAGAGATTTGCACTCCCGTTAACAGCTTCCTTACGGAGCGTAGTACGCGAATCTACACGCACCCCTAAAATATTAAAACGCCACTACTTCTCTGGCTTGGTAGCGACATAGCCTCACCTTCGTCAAGGTTCTAGAATCCAGCGGCTAACTCTATTTACTTCTTCTTTCCGCCCTTCTTAGAAGCTTTCTTAGAAGCTTTTTTTGCTTTTGCCATTTGTTGGTCCCTCCTTTTTAAATTTACGGTAACGCACTTATGAATTAAAGCAACATTTAATGCAACATTTTTTATAAAAAATATAAATTTTAGTTAGTAGAGGGTCCCGTAAAAGCAGATGGCCGGAATTTTTTCCGGGGGGCCGGCACCCGGGGCCGGGTCTATTTTTGATTCAATGATTCAATCGAATATATCATCCGATGATTTTTCAATGGGGTCTGTATCGGATACAGGTTGAGAACCTGTTGTGTCATTGCTTGGTTGTTTAATGATATCAATGAGTTGCTTCACTTGCGGTATTTCCCCGACGACACGACTTCGCCGCCTTTTTCGACGTGATCTATGACGGCAGGCTCCGGGCATTCCCCGATTCTATTTAAAAAGACAGGCTCGTCATTAAATGCATACCCGAATGCCATGACCCGA